TTTTATCTTCCCAGAATAGAGTAATACTTCATTTTTGGACTCAGTTAAATCACTAGTTAGCTTATCAGTTACTTGCTTGAAATACGGGCTTGAAGGGACTGTTGTGGGGTCCGTACTCTCGGTCTGGACAATGGATGATTTCGTCACATAGTCCAGCAGCTTTGTGGTCAGTGCCTCGTTGCTGACCAATTCCTGTGCCACCTTCACGGCCAGATAGTTCATCAGCGCCTGCACGTTGCTCGTGGTTCCAGCCTGCCCTACAAGCCCTTGCACGTCCACAGCGGGAACCGACTGGGCGGTGCCATCAAATCCCGCGAATCCCTGGGATATCCTCTGGGCCTCTGCCGCGCTCTCATCTGCTGCGCTTGCGCTGCCTGCTGCGGCTTCCCTGGAAGCATTGGCGGCTGCGGCTGATTCAGCAGCGCTTGTTGCCGATCCCTGCGCCGCCTCCATAGCGGCATTGGCTCCCTGCAAGGTGGTGTTGGCCTGTCCGATTGCTGTCTCTGCCTGCCTCTGCCACCCTGCCTCGTTGTCCTGGCGTCTCTGCTCGTTTTCCTGCCGGACCGCCTCATTCTGCTGGCGCTCTCCCTCGTGTGCGTCAAGCGTTTCTGTTTTCTCGTCGATCCGGCGCTCCAACTGCTCCAGCTCCGTCAGGCCCTGAGGGTTACTTCCAGGGGTATCGATTGTATCCCCGACGTATACCGGTCCCCTGTTCGTGGCCCACTTGACTGTGCCGTTATCATCGTATCCGCGAATGGCGATCCATACGGTTCCGGCAGCTGTCAAGCAACTGTGCGGTATTGTCCAGGTCAATAAGATACTGTCCTCTCGTACCTCAACGTCCAGCAGGCTTGTGTCCTTTTTTTCTCCTTGGTACTCCAGGTCCAGGCGGAAATTCAGGTGGGACAGATCAATTCCGCCGAACGTCACACGGTCGATCAGAAAGCGCCTGACCTCAGAGTTATCGTCGTAGGTTGTGCCGATCTGGTTCTCGTCTCTCGGAATTACCAGCTGTCGTCCTCTGACTGTTATCATCTATCCCACCTCCAGATTATTTGTATTCCACCATCCGGCTTTCTTCCATCACTCGCTCGGCCACCTGAATCTGCTCCTCAGACAGCGCCAGCACGTTGTAGACGGATTCAGGAAGGTCAACCCATACACCGCGTTCCACCAAATATCCCTTGCCATTGACACCAACGAATTTATCCCCTTTGTACTTTCCACCGTCTTTAAACAACTTGAATCTTACCGTCTTTTCCGGCTCCTTTTTGGGCGGCTTCTTTTCCATAGCATTCTCAACCTCAGTTTCTTTTTCTACGGTTTTCTCATCTTCCATTACCTCAGCAGTAAATGTATCTGCGGTTGCTTCAATTTTACTTCTAGCCATTGTTACCTCCTTAGTTCGCTGCATGGTCGTTGAATGTGGATGCTGTTTCAAGTCGGATCATGTACTGCTCCGTCAAAATTTCGGTCACTTTCAGCGCTTTCCAGCCCACCGTTGCACGCTGGTTGAGCGGATCGGCGGTTCCAGCGCTTCCGAGCTGCTTAATGATTGTCTCCAATCCTCCGCCCTCAACTTTCGTCGTTGCGTAAGCATTTTCGCCAATGATCAGTGTGGAATATACATCAATCCCATCCGCTCCGGCGCTCACGAACTTTTTGGCTTCCGAAGTTTCAACGAAACGGACATCTTCAAGGGTTCCGATCTCGCCATTATAGATACGTTCCGGGTTCTTATACTTGATCACATCGATAAAACGCTCCTTGTCGCTGGTCAGGTCATAGGCGCAATCCTGATGGATGATGCCCAGATAATGTCCGTTGATCTTCTCCGCGTGCTGAACCTTTAATGCTCTGACCGCACGCTTGACCATATCGACGGTCAGTTTCATGTTAGCGGTAATCTGATTTCTAGCGGTCACTGTACCATCACCAAAAATCACGTTGGTTCCAGTGTTCATAACCTCACGCGAAATGGTGTCGAGAGTCCGTCCAGCCTGGGAGCCAATCATCTTGGTGGCTTCCTGGATGTTTTTGTCGATTGCCGTCAGGATCAGCAGATCAGACAGGGAAATATATCCGCCGTACTGCTTAACCTCTGCCTCCAGCGTGGTAACGCTCATCTTCTGTCCTTCAGGCGTTACACCCTCGGTCAGCGGCGTCAAGGCTTTTTCCAAGGGATTATATCGGCGAAACTCAATCTTTTTGCCCCCGTTTTTAGGGATATTTCTGGTCTGTGCCGCCTGATCATGTACCAGGTTCGGCTCTGCCGTTTCAATCAGGGTCCGATCATAAAATGTTTTCATCTCGGCGCTGAGCGTATCAGTGCCAGTTGTGTTAAGTTCAAATAATCTCAGGTTCACCTTCAAAATGACTCTTGTTCTGTTAATAGTTCTGTTCATTGTTCTCCTTTCGTCAAAGCACAATCTTTTCATCGTTGTCTACTCGATCCTGTAATTTGCGGAATTCTTCCTTGCTCAGTTTCCACACATCCACTTTGAGCTTGGCGGCTGCTCCGTTACCTGTCCCGTTCTCAGAGGGCCGCGCCGCGCCGGACCTGATTGTGTCAGCTACCTTCTTTTTGGTCTGGCTCTCCGCCGTGGCGATCAGGCCGCGGTTAATTTCGTCAAAGTGCAGCGCCTTATAGGCGGTGGTCACATCGATTCCCGAGCCGAGGAGGCGGACAAATTCGGGATTCTGGCATTCCGCATCCATGTTGAATCCCGGGAACTGCTGCTGGCACTCCGTTGCCTCCCGGTTCCATCTGGCCCAGGTCTGGTCCCGCTGGCGAATCTGTTCGGCCTGCTGCTGGGCCTTTAAGAGCTGATTGTTCTGGCGGCGCAGATTCAGCATGTCCTTGTACTGCTGCACAGTCAGCCCTTCCTTGGCTGCGGCCTCCTCAAACATGGCGTCGTCCTTCTCAATGGCGGAGATAATGTCCTCCACCTTTCCACCGGATACCTGATACCGTGCTCCCAGCAGGTCAAGCAACTGCCCGTAGGAATCAAGCTGCTGGTGGAGCTGCTGGTTTTCCCGATACCGACGGTTGATTGCGGACTGTACCTCCTCACTGTACAGGTCCTTGTACTCAGCCTTGAATTTCTCATAGGCCGCTTTACGTTCCTCCGGCGTCGGCTGCGCAGGTTCTTCCTCTGCCGCTTCCTGCCCCTCTGCCGCTTCGCTCCCTGTATCGGTTCCCTCTGCCGCCGGTGCTGCGGCGGCTGCGGTGGCTCCCGCGCCTCCTTCTCCATCAAACAATCGCAGATTCACAAGTAACATTTTTCTTCTCATTTTGGTTCTCCTTTCACGGTCTTTCCCGAGAGTCATATTTCACGGTCTTTCCCGAGAGCCAGGCATTTGCCATCTGGGTATACCATACCAGATTTTATTTGCCGATGCCCCCACCCCATTTTCACATAGTCAGAAAAAGTGCTTGACAAGATTTCAAAGCCTGTTCTAATGGCCTCGATCTTGTCTTGCAGCTCCTTTGCATGGGCGCTTTTCGGCAATATCCGCAGGTCAATCAAGCCCGGGGTGCAGGTCATTTGCGCAATGCTCACCTTCTTCTCGCTCTCCATGTCTATCGCGATCTGCATCGCGGTCTGTCCCAGAATGGACACGGAAGCGCATACCAGGTCATGTCCCTCCGGCAGGTGGTTTGCGGCTCCATATCCGGCATGGCCCTCGATCTTCACGCGGGCGTATCCCATACCGTTGGTTATGTATATGTGTGTCATGCTCGTACCTCCGTGGCCGTGGCAACCCGTTCGCGGGCCTGGCCTGCCTGGCTGTTATCGGTGCTTACAGGCGCGCCCAGACTATTGGTTCTCACCTGCTGCGGATTGACATTGATTCCGGTCTGTGCCGGTCCCGCCATCTGGCCCACCGCGTCCAGCAGTTGGGTGTTTCCCGTTGTCTGCGCGATTATATCGGCCATCTGGACCATAGCAGCCTGCATCTGCTGCAACTGCTGGTACATTAGGCCGTTCTCCTGGATTTTTTTCAGGACCTCGTCTCGCCGGTCAAAGTCCATCATTGTCACCACGGCCATTGCCTGATCTGCAATCTGCGGGTTGAATACGCCCATGCCGAACAACTCCTTCGCTAACTCGTTGTTAGCGATCCGGCTGTATGGGCTGGCCTTTTGGGCCGCAACCTTGACATCGAATACCGGCCTGCGGGCCGAAAGCTCCCCGTCCATCATGTTATCTTGCTGGGGCTGCAAGCTCTCATTGGTCAACTCAATATACTGGGCTTCCCCATTGGGCTGTGTGATCCTGTAGCAACGTGGGAGCGTGTAGAATTGGCGGATCAGCTCAATCACCATTGTCACCGTGCTGGAGTAGGCGGTGTAGGTTCCCTTGATCATGTCGCGGGAAAGCTTACTCCCGGCCTCCTGGAGCGCGGCTATGGCGCTTGCTGCGGTCACGCCGGAGGTGGTTCCCCCTTGCGAGAAGTCGCGGTTCCCGGATGTCTCCTTCAGCTCCTCGATCTTCTCCTCCCGAATCTTGAACACACCATCCGACATCTGAGGGACCTTGATCTGCTGTATCTGGGACTCGTCCACCGATCCTGAGCAGTGTACGAAGTCGTTGGACATATCGGCAAATTCCTGCTCGTTGATGCCTGCGCCGTTCGACACGAAATACCTGGGGCGGTTCAACATGGCGTTTTTGAGTATCACCTGATCCAACTTGTCGATGTACTCTTGTGGATTGACCATGATATCCAAGTAGCCGAACCCCGCAGGGCTTCCCTTCTCTGGGAACATAGCGTCACACACGAACGGGTACATTCCGTGATCATACCAGCCCGTATACTGCATTTCCGGGTCGTTTTCCGTGGCGTACAGAACCACGCCAGGGATGAACTTGCAGTAATGCAAGATGGTTTTCGTGGTTGTGATCCCGTTGACTTCGGCGCGTATGCGCTTTTTGTAGTACCAGTCAATCACTTGGACTTTATTGGTGGTGTCCAAATTGGACTCGTACAGGTATTCCGGCTTGTAGATGATCTCCGCTTGGGTCTTGTCCTTGATTTCCGGGTATTCCTCCTCTAGCAGGTCCCGATCCATCATCTCAACCGTAAAGACATTGCGTGATTTCTGGATATCATCCACCCCAGCCTCCCAAAACATGTTGATCACGTCCATATGCTTGATGTCGATGTCTCCCAGGCCGTTCTCTTTCTCGGGGTTCCAGAACACCCCATAGATTCCAGTTCCGATTTTCGGTTTGTCCCAGGAGCATTCCGAGTAGGTACGCTCAAACCCATTCTGTTCCAGGATCACCGGCACCACGGAGGAAAGCATTTTTGCGATCTCTCGGTCGCTCTCCTCGCGCTCCAGAATTGCAGGACAGGGGAAATTGTCCATGAAGTCAGCGTGCTTGTTGATAATACTGTTAAACAGCCATGCACTGACCGGCTGCGTGTCGTTGGGATTACTGGAGTCACTGCTGAACCGGTCCCAGTGATTATTTTTCCACCACTCCTCAGCGTTGACGATCCGATCCGTCAACGCCTGCTTATCGCGCTTGTACTGGAGCAGGGTTTGAAGGGCCTCGTCAATTTCTTTGGTGCCGATTGGCTGTTCTGTTGTTGTAATGTTCTCTTCGTCCATGTATACCTCCTATACTCGGATGAACCGGTATGTTTTCTTGATCTCGTCGGATCGCTGATTAAGCGGATCGTTCAGGTCAACCGGCTTTTTCACGTTCTTACGGGTTGCGATCACACGGGACATGAGCACATATCTGCACTCATCATAGATGTGATCTTCCTGGGTTGTATCGATATCCTCCACGTGTTTCTCGTCGTACACCAAATTCGGAAACGTCCTGATAAAATTCTTGCAGGTGTTAAACACGTAGAACATAGCGCGCCCATCCTCGTCAAAGGCCAGGCGGTAATGATACTGCATCTTTCCTGCGATCCGGTGGTTATCTCCCGGATTCCAATACACCCGCTCTTTCGCCATAATATCCGCGATTGATTCGCCTCGGGACTTGTCGAAAATGGATGGATCCGCTATCCCGGTGATTCTCCGGCCTTTCAGGTATTCATCCGTTTCTTCGATCTCTCGTATCTGGCGGGCCTGCTCCGCGGGGTCAATCTTGATTCCCACGTTGTCCTCTCCCTCTATGCCGCCATACAGCTCCCGTATGCGGTAGATACAGCCCCTATAATCCACTGCGTACCAGCCAACAGAGAACGGTTTGGCGTATCCGAAATCGTAGCCCCGGATGATCTCCCACCCATCCGGTATCTTGAAGGGATGAATCACATGGGTCCACTGCTGCGTATCGTAGTTGTCCGGGTCGTTGGTCCACTCAGAGAACACCTGGCCGCTGAATGCATCCCAGTCTCCGTACAGCAGGGCATTGCGCTCTGCCTCCGGCATCATAGCCAGAGAGGCCATATAGGCCGGATTGTTCCTGCGCAAGTCCGGGTTATCCAGAACGCTTGAAGGAATGAATATCCGATCCTTTGTAATCTTTGTGGTTCCGCCTCCGGGAACAGGTATTTCCAGTTCTTCCACGATGGTAGTCTCCGGTTTTGCCGCGGAGACAAAGCGCTGCTTCACCCAGTGATGTCCGACTCCTCCAGGGTTTGCAGTTGCCCGCACATACACCCTAAGTCCAGGGCCGGATGAACGGTTACGGGAGATCAGATACATATATTCGTCCTTGGTGAAATGTGTCAGCTCGTCGAATCCAACAAAGTCATAGTGTCGGCCCTGGTATCGATACTTGTCCTTGGTGTGCTGCATACTGCCGAAATAGATTCTTGCACCGCTCGGAAATCTCCACATGTGTTTGGACTCGTTATACTTGCAGCCCGGCACGGCTGCTGGGTACAGTTCCATGGACCGGCTGATCACGTCCTCCAGTTCCGGGTATGTCTTTCTTAGGATAATTGCGCTGTAATGCCTGATATGGACTTGTCGCAGTGCTTCCACCACCAGGTAATCCGTCTTTCCGCCACCTGCGGCTCCACCGTACAGCGCCTCATACTCCATGCGGGACATCATTTTCCGCTGGCGCTCATTTGGCGCCCACAGAACCGGGTGCTTGCGTAGGTATTCCTTGGCGTCAAATTGATTATCTCTGTTCCGCATTCTGCTTTTCCTTCTCCTCCTCCATCAATTTTTTGATCTGCCCGGCCATTGCCTCATTCATAATCACCATGCCTACGTTTTCTCCATCCTCCCCGCCCTCTGATGGCAGAAGCTTTTCTCGGTATTCGTTTGGCATCTTGTTCTTCAAGTAGAACATGATTGCCCGCGTATCGGGCTTGATGTATTCCGTCTCCTCTGCGGTTTGCAGCTCTTCCTTTTCGCTCTTGCGTTTGCCGTCCGGGCCAAACTCAACCGTTTTGACCTTGAACGCCTTTTTCACCGTGACGTGGAAGCCCAGGGACATCTTGAACAGGCTGTTTTCTACCAGGCGGTTTGCGAAATCCTTCCCAGTTGACAGGGCTTTGCGGATCGGCTCATGCTTCTTTTTCCATTCAGACAGTGTGGACCTGCTGATCCCGATCGCCTTGGCGATCTCCTCGTCCGTCTGCCCGGCCCGCGCCCATGCAGCCAGCACAGACAGGTTATCTTCGTTCTCTGCCCACTCTTGCCACCTCTGCCTTGCCATTGCTTCACCTCCTGTCAACCATTTTATCGAATTTTTTTTGCCGATGCCCCCACCCCATTTTCTGTCTGGTTTTGTCCGGCTTTGCATGAAAAAAGAGAGCCATTGCTGGCTCCCTTGCTTCTCAATTACGCGCGCGCGTACACCCATGCGCGCAGGCGCACACACTATAGTGTCCGGTCAGCGCGCACCAGAACAAAGCCGCCATCATCCAATGGTTGGGCGACATATTCGTTGTTTCTGGCCTCCTCTATTTCCTTGCGGGTGATCTTGACCTCATCACCAAGGCGCGCCGCCAACAGGCTGATAATGCAGATAGCGGAATCAGCCTCCACTCTGGCCGTTCTTCTGGCCTGCTCTTTCTGGCGCACTCGGTCCCAGGCGATTTTTGACAATGTTTCTGCCCGCTGCGCCTGTCTCTTTAATCCTGTTTTCTTTTTCATCTTGTTCTCCTTTTTGGTATTTATAGATTGCCCGATAATACGGGCATGTTGAATATAGCTCTTGATCCGCGCAGAATATGCCGATGTAATTGTGCTTCTCCTCGTGGCACGAGAAAACAACCTGGTTGCGGATATCGAACCCCAGGTTATTTTCAATCGGGCTACAAGTGATCGTAGGATACACTTTGTTGCTCCGGCTGCTTGTCACGTAGTATGGACAATGGATTATCTTTTCTTTCGGCATAGTCCTATGATTTCAGTTTCTTGGTGTTTTTAGGTATGTAATCCGGCAGCATAACCAGCGTGTAGTACAGGTATTCATAGCCTGTCACGTCTGATATGCCGCACTCTACAGTGTCTCTCTCCAGATACCAGCCCGCCGGGACCTTGATATCATCCGCGCTGAACGTCTTGCGCTTGCGTATTCTCGTCTTTTCCGGCTCCGGGTGGATCAGACCATGGGAAGGGTTGTAGCGCTTTCCCTGGAGCCGCCCTTCGGTGCGCATAGTCTTGTCGCTGTACTTGATGAAATATGCAGCCAACTTGTGATAGCTGCCTGATGGGTCCATGTTGGTACAGGTCACGTATCCGTAGGGCCATAGCGGTTGCAGCATACGAATGTCTATTCCAGTCATAACCATGTGGATATGCTCTGCTCCTCGCTCCCCACGCTCTCCCACCCAGATATATCTCAGCGGTATTCCCAGCTTTCCGAACAGCTTGCGGAGGACCTTTAAAAGTCTTTCAAGTATCTTCTTGAACTTTTCAGGGTCCCCCGGTCTGTTTTCTTTCGCAAATGTCCACGTCACATACAGATCATTCCGTCCAAAGTTGGCGTTGAGCAGACGGGTGAGGATGCGTTCCGCTCGCTTACGGTTGATCACGACCTGCCGCTCACTGGTTGGCTTTGACCGCTTCGCGCGCTTCTCCACCCTCCCCGTCCCGTTCTTGTTGTATCTGATAGAGTGGTACAGGCCGTGCTCCTCTGTTCTACCTGCTCTGATGATCTGCTCCTTGTACATATGACACCTCAAAATGATTATAGTTACCCCACAGGGGCGAAATGTTAATAAGCTTATCGAGTTTTGATGCGGCCTTGCGGCCGCAGTGAAAATTGGAAATATATGTTATGCTGCTGTCCGCTCCCGCACCTGACGCAATGTCTGGGGTGTGGACTGAGCGTAGTATGCTGCTGTCACCTCCGGGCCTGCATGGCCCAAAATTTCCTGAATCGTTCCGATGTCAACGCCGCTATTCTTCAAGTTCATTCCCAGGGTTTTCCGCAGCTTATGCGGGTAGACCCTTGATGTTATGTCAACCCGTGCCGCAATGTCTTTGAGGATCATGCGGACCCCGCAGGTTGACAATGACTTATAGGGTTTTCTGGCATGGACGAAGAGCTGCGGCGTGTAGTCCTCCCGGCTGTTGAGATACTTATGTAAGTGGTAGCGGGCCTCCGGGTCCAGGTATATCGTGCGGTAACGCTCTCCCTTTTCGCTGAGGATCAGGATATCGCCGGTCTCCCAGTTGATCATATCTTTGGTGATCTCTATGACCTCTCCCACACGTGCGCCAGTGCTGCGCAGGACTTCTACGATGGCCCGCTCCCGCAATGTCTTGCAGCCGTCCCGCAGTTTGGCGATCTCTTCGGGCCGGAAATAGTCGATAGGCTTGCGGATCACTTTCAGCGGTTCGATGGACTCGACCGGATTGTATGCGATTAACTTCTCCTTGCGCATCCAGCTATAGAATGCGCAAAGGTTCCGGCGCTCGTTGTTGATCGTAACAGGCTGATTCTTCTGGCCTGTGTTCCCGTTATGGTGCTCATACCAATCAAGGAACCGATATATGTCGATCTCATCGATCTGGTTTAGCGGCTTGTAGATCAGGGTGATCAGGCGCTTAACCGAATTGAGATAGTTATATTTCGTGCCATCCTTAAGCCGTCCCTTCTTATATAAAAAGAGCTGGATAATGTACTTGTTCTGTTCGTCTACGCTGTCCTGGACCTCGGCCGGCAGCGTGGTAATCTCCTCCATCACTACCTTCACAAGTTCCTCTGCCAGTACGCGTTCCAAAATCTGGAGCACTTCGGCGGTCAAATACTGTGCCATTGCAACTAATACGTTATCAATCAGATGCTTCTTTGCGGTCTGGTTATTATCCATATTCTTACCCCCTCGGCTTGTCCAAGGACGTATAATGTGGTATACTATCCTTAGACGGAAGGGCGGCACATCTTACTTTGGACGGTGGGTGTGCCGCCTGTTTATGTGTTTCTGGATTTCTTATAATAATGCCGCATTGGTATCACCTCCATTTAAGAATTCTCTAATTTCCTTAACAATTCTGGTTTCTTTCCCATAGCAGTTTTCAATTTCATCTGCGGATGCTTCGAGAAGCCTTCTTGCTTCAAGCATACTGCACATCATCATATAACTGCCTGCCTGATAACCTCTTTCATAGTTCATTTCATTGTGATTCATTTCTCTCCCCTGAAAAATGTCAGTTTTCCTGAATATATGTCACTTGCTCAAACTCTAACCCACGACCATCAACAG